CTCGAAAGGAACACCTACACTCGGCTTACGCTTCGTGTAAAGAGCCTTCCGACGGAGCCGTCGGACACGCCCTCCAAATCAGGAGTGCGTGCCCACCGACACCGCGGAGGCGATGCGTCTCCACTCCAACAAGTCTGGACAGCTTGTTGGAGCGGCCTTGTCCTGTCTGGCTGGGATGGTATGCGTGTGGCATGGTTCCTTCACCAGTGGGCTGTTAGGTCTGCGCCTCGCGGCGTGGCCTATCAGGTCACTTGCTTGAAGGGACTCTGCCACAACGTTCGCGGGTCTGCTCTCCACGCCAAGCGATGGAAGCAAACAGACTGTGGCATCCGTAAGGATGTCGTGGCCTGCTTGTCTTCCCTCGCTAGGAGGCAGCCCGAGAACGGCTTCGCCTTTTCTAGGCTTGCAAGATCTCTGCCTGAGCCGCCCCCACGGGCTAGCGTCAGGCATCTGCAAGCCACATCTGAATTGGCGAGCGCACACCATCCCACATCGGCTGCCGCTTTGGAGTCTCTGTTTGGCTTCGTAACTTCCGCCCGCGGAGGTAAGAAGTCCGTAACGAGACATCCAAAGTGGCTTCCCTCTTCCAGCTCCTCCTGCGTCGAGTGGCCTGCCACTCGAGGCGGGATCGATGGCTACCTGGAACACCTTGGTCATGAGCTTGAGGCACGTGGCGCGACGCAAGCCGAGTTCTCTCGGTTCGCATCCGATTCTCTTGGAGGCTTCTGCCTCCATAGGGCACGTGTCGTCCTCAAACCATGCCAAGGTGTCAGTCCGGACCTGAGGGAATCGTATCGCTGCGCGGGTGTGCTGGCACTCAGGTCGATGGGGAAACCCTTCGAGATGAAGGCACACGCGCTCAGGACTGCCGGCTATAAGGTTAGAGTCATCGGTGTTCCCGATGCCTTGACCTTTATAGAAGGCAGCTGGGTTCGCGAGTCTATGCACCTTCTGGCTCCAGGCCATTGGAGTATAGATAGCGAATCCCGAGAGATTCCCAACGGTCTTCACTATCGCGAAGGGAGTACGTTCAGAAGTCTCGACCTTACGGCCGCGACTGATGGACTCTCCCACGACGCGATCCGGGTAGTTATCGAAGGCCTCATCGCTCGAAAGGCCATCCGTCCTGCGGATGGCCCTATGGCTTTGAGATCCCTGGGGCTGGAGGGAGAGGTACGCTGGCGATTCCCTGAACCAATCGGGGACGTACCTTTCCGTAGAGGGAGTCCGATGGGCACACCTCTGTCCTTTGTCGTGCTCTCTTGGGTTAACAGCTGGGCGGTCGCTAAGTTCAAGCGATCCTTGACCCATGGCGACGACGCGGTCGGTAGGGAGCGGATTGGTTCCGACTCCCTTAAGGTATATTCCGACCGTGTCGCGGCCGTGGGTGCCAGCCTTAACAGGGCCAAGACCTTCCGCGCGGACCATTCCTGGACCGCATGCGAGATCTTGGCCCTTCCAAGAGAGTACAATAAGGACGGAATGACTCTCTTCGTTCCTCCCTCCATACCTCCTCCGGGCATCCGTGCCCCGTTGGAGGCGGACCACAGGCTTGAGAACCTGTGGTTGCGCCGTATGGAGAGGGTGATGAAGAGCCGCTTCCCGTGGATTGTAAAGGATCCAAGGCTCCACATGCCGGTTTCGGTAGGTGGACTTGGATACACGGGTCGCGGTCTTGCGATCGGGAAGGCTCTTCGTGCCCGTCTCGGGGCCCTCGTTTCTCGAGGGCCCGATCCGGTCATTGGAGCCGCCCTTATCGGTAAGAAGCCATTCCGTGAGGTGGGCCTCTTCCCGCGACCTCTCGTTCGAGTTCCTAAGCCCAAGGACTACTTCAAGGCGCTTCGTTCCGTGAACGAAGCGATTGAGGAGTGGACCCTTGGGGGACAGGAGCTCGTCCCTCTTGAAGGCTTGGAGTCCTACAAGTCTGCTCTCGTTGAGAATGAGATCAGGCTCGCCGTAGGAGACAAGTTCAAGAGGAAGAGGGTCGCGGCAAGACCAGACAGGACAAAGGGATCCACTGTTTTCCGCCGACTCAAAGTCGCGCTCGCCCGTCCTCTCTCTCGAGAGCACGGCGTCGCATCCTTGGATCGGTGGGCCCAAGCCTGTAAACAGGTTTGGGTCACAGTGGATCAAGACACAGCCTCTGAGATTCGGGATCGAATCCCAGATCCCTCGCAGCCCACTCAGG